TAGGTTAAAAGTAATGGAAGAAGAAAAATTAAGTAGATATTGGAAGTTAAGAAGAGCTTATAATACTTTAAATCTAAATTATGATGTTTTGAAAACTGAAAGTGAATATAAAGATCGAGTTATTACTCGTCAAAAAAATGAAATAGCAAAATTAAAGGAGGAGATTAAAAAATGGCAACAGCCAAAACAAAAAAAGTTGAAGAGAAGAAAACATATAACTTCGGTGAAAAAAAGACCGAAAATATAAATGGAAAAACTTTACCAGTAGAATTTATAACACCAAAGTATAAAGAAGCTAGAAATAAAGCTATTGAATTATTGGAAAGTGATAAATATAAAGGAATATTGGAAACAAGTGATTTTTGGATATTAGTTAATACTTACGCTAATAAAACTAAGGCTATGTATAGCGGATTAATCATAAGCCACGATGGTTGCTTAAAAATAAATGATGTTTTAGATGAAGAATTAAAATTTAAACCTGAATGTATGACGCTTGATAAAGAGGGTTATAATGGCTCTTTAGTATTTACTTATAATTGTCCTAAACAAGGAATCTATGAAGTTGGAGAGGTAAGTAAAGATAATTGTAAAAATGATTATCCCTACGCTATGGCTTTAAAAAGATGTATGGATAGAGTAATTTTAAAAAATAGCAAAATAGCTTACTCAGGAATTTATAGTGATAGTGAAGCCGATGAATTTACAAAAAGAATTGATGAAGATGTTGTAGAAGAAAAACCTAAAACTACTAAAACAGCAACTACAAAAAAAACATCGACAAAAACCGAAACCAAACAAAAAGGTGGAGATCTACCGATTCAAAAAACTCAAGTAGAACTAATTAAGAAATTATATACAGCAGAGGAGTTAATTCCTTTAATGAAAAAAATTGGAAAAGTAAAAATTGTTGAACTTACTTTATTAGAAGCAAGTAGTTTAATTAAATTAAAAGAAAATGCAAAAGTGGAACAAGCTGTAGAAGTACCACAAGACGATGATAATTATTTAGATTAGGAGGAATAGAAAATGGAAGAAAATAAATTAGTAATCGTAAAAGATAATGAAATAGTAATTGATAATGATTTTATAGAAAGATATAGGAACTTTAAGAAAGTTCAATTAGAAATGGATTTAATAGAAAAAGATTTTAAAGCTCAATTAAAAAGTGCTATGGAATTAGTAGGAAAAGATAAATTGATATTAGATGGTTTTTCAGCAAAGATTAAAGCTGGATATACAACAAAGAGATTTGATTCTACAAGATTTAAAAAAGAATGTCCTGAAATTTATGAAGAATATTCTAAAGATTCAAGTGTATCAAGTTCAATATCAATAGAAGTTGAGTAATGATTGAGTTTATTGATGAACCACACATCTATCTAGTAAATGGAGTTATTACTCCTAGTGTTAGTGAAATATTACATTTTATATTTCCTAATAAATATAAAGGAGTTAATAGAAAAATTTTAAATAAAAAAGCTGAATATGGAACTACGATACACGAATCAATAGAAATGTATGAAGCTAACATTAAAATAATGTCTATAGAAGAAGCATTTAATGTCACGATACAAGCTAAAGAATTAAGTTATATTCAAGAAGCAAGTTTAAGACAATATTTAAAGCTTAAAAATAGATATGAAATAGATGTAATAGAACAAGAAACAATGATTCAATTTGAACAAAAATACGCTGGTCGTTTCGATATGATAGCAAAGATTAAAGGATCACTATGTTTATGTGATATTAAGACAACAGCTGAATTAGATGAAGAATATTTAAGTTGGCAATTAAGTTATTATGAAATGGCTATGGGAAAGAAATTTGATAAATTATATGCTATTTGGCTACCTAAGAAAGATATAGGACAAGTAGTAGAAGTTAAGAGAAAACCTAAAGAGGTTTTGATAAAGAAATTAAATGAATTTTTGGAGGTATATGAAAATGGAAAATAAAGAAAACTTAAATATATGTGCTGAATTATGCAAACAAAAAGATATAATACAAAATTTATGTTCTATCAGCAGTAAAATTTTAGAAGTATTAAGAGGTGCAATGCCTAGTGAAAATGCCGAATGTGTAGGTGAAAATTGTATGTTGGATACAATAAAAAATAATAGTAAAGATTTATTATATTTAGAAAAAAATCTAAATGAAATAGCAACAAAAGTTATAGGATAAGGAGAAAAAATATGGAAAACAAAATAACTGAAAAAGAAATGAAAATGGTGTTAAATGGAGCAAAAACCAAAATTATAGCTAGTAATATAGGAATGGCTGTAGAGGGAAATATATTAGATGTTGTAAAAATAACAGGAATCTTAATTAATCAATTAAAAAAGAGTGGTGTAAGTGAAAAGTTATTAAAAGATACTTTTAATAGTGCTCTTGGAACTGAAAAATTAAGTGAAGAAAAGGTTAAAAAAAATAGTAATGATAAAAAAGAATTAAGAGAATTTTTAAAAGGATTAAATGAAACTTTAGCAAAAGATTTGAAAGATTTAGAAGAAATGTTAGGAGATGAAGAAAATGAATAATGTAAGTATTATTGGAAGAATAACTAAAGATATAGAATTGAGAGCTACAACAAGCGGATTACCAGCTGTAAGTATGTTTATAGCTATAAATAATGGAAAAGACAAAGACGGAAATGAAAGACCAGCCGATTTTCCAAAAATATATGTTTATGACAAACAGGCTGAAAATGTAAACGAATATTGTCATAAAGGTAGCCTAGTAGGAATTACAGGAAGAATTAAAACTAGAACTTGGGATAAAGAAGATGGAACTAAAGGATATGAAACTTATATTTTAGCAAGTAGAGTACAATTTTTAGATACTAAAGCTAGTGAGGGTGCTGGAATACCTGAACCTGATTATGTACCATCAAAAGAAGAAAAAGAAGAAAATGATCCATTCGCCGATTTTGGGGAATCAGTAGAAATTAGTGATGATGATTTACCTTTCTAGGTGATATATGAAGCTTGTAGGTAATTATTCTCGTAGTGGGAAAAATGAAAACTTTGAAACTGAAATTACACTTACTATACGAGAAAACTATAAACATTTAATTCAAGACCTAGATAAGAACGAATTATATTCAATAGTAATATCTAAAGCTAAAGATAAAAGGACTGAACAGCAAAATAAATATATGTGGGCTCTAATAGGTGAGATAGATAAAGCTCGTAATGGTGATAGGTCAAATGAGGATTATGACATTTACCTTGAGGCTTTGGTAAGAGCTGGAGCTAAATATACTCATCTATTAGTTGAGCCACAGGCTGAATCAATGTTAAGAGAAAGCTTTAGAGCAATACAGCTAGTTAGAAAAATACAAGTTAAAGATAAAATCTTTAATGATTATAAATGTTTTTATGGAAGTTCAAAAATGGATAAAAAAGAAATGCACGACTTAATAGAAACAATATTAGATATGGCTAGTGAATGTGGATTAGATATTATCTATTGGAAAGATGTATTAGATTTTGAGGATTAGAAATGGGAAAGATAAGTCAAAAAGATATTGTGTTAAATCATTTAAAAAAATATGGAAGTATATCTACTATGGAATGTTATGAAATATATAGAATAACTGATTTACAACACGCAATATATCTTTTAAGAAAAGAAAATTACAATATTACTGATGAATGGATTAATAGCAAAAATAAATTAGGTTGGGCTAATAAATATAAAAAATATACTTTAGTTGAAAGTTGAGGTTAATAATATGAACGAAGAAAAAGAATTAATAAATACACTTAAAAAAAATATAGAAATTGTTAATCACTATGGAGCAAAAAAACAAATGCCTATATGGATTGAAGAAATGAGTGAACTTATAAAAGTAATTTGTAAGTGGGCTAGAAAATATGACGAATTAGAGGGTGATATAACACCTCAATTAAAAGCTGATTTTTATGAAGAAATAACTGATGTTTCAATTTGTTTAGATCAATTAAAATATATTTTAAATTTTAAAGAAGATGATTTAATGAATGAATACAAGTTTAAGGTTGAAAGACAGCTAAAAAGAATAGCTGGTGAAAATAATGAGTGAAGAAGAAATTATTAAATTAAGAACAAGATTACAATTAGCGGAAGATAGTAATAAAATTCTAGTTCAAAAATTAAAAAATAAGGAAAAAGATTTAAAAATGATAAATAATCTTTATCTAAATGAAAAGAAAAAAGTGAATACCATTTATACAGCTTTAACTACACGAAATGTAGATGAGAATAATTATAAAAAAGCTATTGAATGGATAATAAAAATTATTGAGGAGGGATAAGATATGAGAACAATGATTTTAATTATTAATTTAGTATGTCTTGCTTTTATGATTTTTAATATGATAAATATTGTAAAAACCGATAAAGAAATGGATAAAATGTTTAAGAAATTAGATGAGGACTTTATAAAAAAGATGAAAGCTTTAACTTTACATTTAACACCTGATGAAGCTTTAGAACTAATACACGAAGTTGTAAATATTCCTGACAAGTTCTACTTAGGAGTAAATAGTAATGATTTATTAGAAGTCACACTATTTGAATGTGATGATAATATGCCTAATAAAATGGGACGCTCAATAGAAACATTTTATTTAGAAAGTTATAGATCTAATGAATTAATTAGCTTTGGTATAGAATTATTAAATTATATAAACGAAAAGGCTTTTAAAAATGAATAATGATGTTTGGAATGAATGTATATTTGACTTTAGAAATATTCCTGTAAAATGTGATAATTGTGGAAGTGATAAAGTTAGATATACTTCTAACAAAGAAGTTTACGGAAGAGTTTATGGTAATGGTGGCTGTTATTTATGTGATGATTGTAAAGCTTATGTGGGTGTGCACGATATTAAGAACAAAAAGCCACTTGGAAGATTAGCTAATAAAGAGTTGAGAGAATTAAAAATGGCTTGTCACAGGAAGTTTGATCCATTATGGAAAAATACCAATTTTAAAAGGACTGATTGCTACGGATATTTAGCAAATAAGTTAGGATTACATTTAAGAGAAACACACTTTGGTTGGTTTGATAAAGAGTATTTAGAAAGAGCATTATTCGTACTAGAAAATACAACTTATAAAGATATTAGTGTGTATATAAGGTCAAGATAATGTTAGATGAAACAATAGATCTATTAACAAGACAAATGTTAGAAGATGTTTTTAATGACAAGAAAAATAAACAAAAACAAATGATAATTATGAGTAAGGCTGATTTATACAAGTTTTGTATTAAATTAGTTAAACTCATACAACGAATTGAGAATATGGAGGAAAAAAATGAAAAAAGTAATTTTGAATAAATGTTTTGGTGGTTTTGATGTATCAAAAGAAGCCTATATGTTATACGCAAAGAAAAAAGGACTAACATTATATCTATATGAAAGTGAATTTATTAATAGAAAGTTTATTTATAAAAAAGTAAATGATGATAATTCTATATTTAGACATTATTTTATTAAAGATATGGGAGATAATGTAGAAATTAGTAATGAAGATTATGAAAAATATTGTTTATATCTCAAAGACGAACATAGAGAAGATCCTATTTTGATTGAAGTAGTAGAGGAATTAGGTGAAAAAGCTAGTGGAAGATTTGGTAATTTAAAAGTTGTAGAAATTCCTGATGATTTAGAATATGTAATTGACGAATATGACGGAATAGAAACCTTACATCAAAAAGTAGAGGAGTGGTAATATGAACTATAACAAATATAATGAAGTTATTAATGGTACTGAAACTTATAAAGGAATAGCTACAGGTTTATTAGATAATAAAACTATTGGTATTGGGTGGACGGACGAAGATAGCACTCATTTAGATATTATTTTTAAGTTAGGTTTAAATATGAAATGCGGTTGTTTTCAAAGAGGAATAAAAGCAAATTATTTATTTGTTAGCATTATAGATCATACAAGTTACGGATTTGTACCGGACTCTATTAAAGATGGATCATATATTCAGGAAAAGTTAAGAATTAATAATGATTGTGGGAATAAATTAGCTGAACTAATAAATGGAATAATTTTAGAAATAATTAAAGGAGAACAAATATGAGTATTTATATAGGAAATAATAACAAAATTAAAAATTCAATAATTGGAAATAATCAAAATATATTAGCACTAATACAAAAAGGAGATATTATTACTTATGATTGTGGTAGAGTAAATTTTGTAAATAAGCCTTTTAAATATCAAATGTATTTTGATAAGAATATGTATAATTCAAACTTGGATTTAAGAATAGTTAAAATTCAAAGATATGTTAAAATTTTAGGATTATATAAATTAAAAACTATCTATAGTGGGATAAAAGGTGATTCTAATGAAAATATATAGAATAAAAATCGATGATTTTATGTATGTAAAAGCTATTGTATTTGAAACAAGTCCGTTTTCGGTAGGAATGATACCTACTATTGATATAGTCGAAGCTGGTTGGTATGAAGAAGATAAAGCTAAAAAATATTGTAAAGACTTAAATAAAAATATGTTATATAAAGCAAACAATATAAAATTTTCGTTGGAGGAGGTAGTAAGATGATAAAAAAATTAAAAGATATATTAAATACTTATACTGATAATGAGTTAGAAGAATTAGATCTTTGGATAGATTCAAGAACTAAAGTTGATAGTATATGGGTGGAAGATTATAATATAAATCTTATAACTGATGAAGCTAAAGTCGAAGTAAATAATAAACTTGATAAAGAATCAAATGTAGAGGTGAATAAGTGTGAATAATAACTTAAATAGCCTAAATAACTACTTATTTGAACAATTAGAAAGACTTAATGATGATGAAGAATTAGAAAAAGACGGAGCTTTAGAAAAAGAATTGAAAAGAGCTAAAGCTATTACTGGTATTAGTACAGCAATAGTTAATAATGCAAAATTAGTATTAGATGTAAAAAAATATGCTGATGAACTAGGAATAACTAACGAGAATGAAGTTTTAAAGTTGAAAGAAAAAAATGATGAATAAATATACTAAAGAGCAAAAAGAATTTTTAATAAACAACAATTATATGAAAACGGCTAAAGAATTGGCTGAAATGTTTAATAAAAAATTTAAAATGAACCTAACTCCACAAAATATAAAAACTTTTAGAGGCAATCATAAATTAAATAGTGGTTTAACTGGAAGATTTGAAAAAGGAAATGTTCCATTTAATAAAGGGACAAAAGGATTAATGAAAGCAAATAAAACTTCATTTAAAAAAGGTAATATACCATCAAACCATAAAAAAGTAGGTTATGAAAGAATTAATGTTGATGGTTATATAGAAATTAAAGTTAAAGAACCTAATATATTTAAGTTAAAACACAGGGTTATATATGAGCAATATTATGGAAAAATTCCAAAAGGACATAAAGTTATTTTTGCTGATGGAAATAAATTGAATATAGATCCAAACAATTTGATTTTAGTGACTAACTCCGAAGAATTAATTATGAATAAAAATAAACTAAGATATGATGAAGCTGAATTGACAAGAACAGGTTCATTAATTGCCAAAGTAATAGATAAAACTCATAAGGTAAAAAAAGATGGAAGATTATGAACAATTATATTATGACTCACTATATACAATAAAAAAATTAAAACAACAAAATGAAACTTTAGAGGACGATTTACAATTAGTTAATAAAAATAAAATAAAAGATGTAAGAGTAAAAAATATTATTTTAGAGCAAATGAAAAAATATAAAGAGGAGGAAGTTTTGAAAGCTGTTGAAGATGTAGTAAATATACTTGTGAAAGTAAAAGATGGAATATTAAAATTTTATATAGAAAATGGATATATTTATTGTGAAAATACAAAAAGTCAAGAAAGAGTAGTAGTAGGTACTATTGATAAAAAAGGAGGGATTGTATGACTGATGTATGTATAAAAAGTGATTATGCTGTATTAAATACTAAAGACTATGGATTCTATTATGGATATGAATTTGATAGTAAAGAATGTGAATGTGGAGAAAGTATAGATATTTGGGGATTTGAGGTGACTAAAGATAATAATTCAATTTATAGAATAAAAGCCGAAGAAATGAAAAAGAAAGTCGATAGGAAGATTGATATTAATAATTGTGCTGAAATGCTAGCTTTAGGAATTGGATTATGGTTAGATGGAGGATCTAATGAAAATAACTAAACCTAAAGAAAATCAATTATTATTTGAAGATGAGAACTTAAAGAAATTTACTCTAAAAGTTCAAAATGAAACAGGATTAAATAAATCAAAATATAATAAATCGTATGATGGAGTTATATTAGCTTATAGACAACCTGATATGGACGCAAGTAAGCAAATGTTTTTTGGAAATACAATGACAATATGTACTTTAATAAGTAGTTGTTTAGAAAATTTATTAAATTATGGTATCTTAAACGAAGAAATGCTAGACGATATGGTTAATGCTGTAAAACAAGAACATAAAAGAAAAAGGAGGGGTGAATAATGGAAGAAGAAACTAAGAATGAAATAGTAAAAAAAGTATTGGAAGAATTAAAGAATAAAAAGTTATTAAAGAATCCTAAATCATCTTATAAAAGTACCGAAAAAATATTATATAGTTTAAATGTATTACCTGAGGCTATTAAATTAATAGATGAAGAAGTAAAAAAACTAGAAGAAGAAGCAAAAGGTATAGCAATACCAACGGCTAAATCTAATTCACTTATACTTAATGAAAGAAATAACACTTATGTTTATGGAGATGAAACACTTGAAACAAGAATAAGTGAATTAAAACAAATATCAGTTAAAGCTAAATCACAAATAAGACTTGTTAAAAGTGCTTTAAAAAAGATAGAAAATGATAAGTATTATGATATTATTCCAATGTATTATTTTGAAGAAAAAACAATAGAGGAAATAGCTGAGGAATGTGAGTGGGCTGTTGGTACAGTTAGTAAGCATAAAAAAAGATTGATGAATGACTTAAAAGTTTATGTTTTCCCTGATACTTTCATAGAAGAATTATAAAAAAATGAAAAAAGCGTGAAAATGGCGTGTATGGACTAATGAAAATATAATGATATAATATAGTAAAATGAAATAATTATGATAGATGAATGAATCACTAATCATAATTATTTTTATTTTGATTAAATATGAGTAAATAGCTTAATTGGTAAAGTGTTGGAGCGTACGCATAAGAATCTACAATGGATACAGGTTCAAGTCCTGTTTTACTCAATATATGGGCTGACAAAGGCGGATATATATTTATGAGATATGTATTGGTGGTTCAAGTCCACCTCAGCTCGTCCTTTTTATTCTTTTTATTCGTTGATGTTATCAACAAAAAAGAGTGGAACTAGAAATAGTTCCTTTTATTATGTTTAAAAAGTGGGTGATAAGATATGTTAAATACAATAGTTGCAATAGTATTGGTAGTGTTAGAAATGTTATTTTTAGCGGTGGTTCTTATCCTCAATAATATAGATGAGTTCATAGAATGGCTTGAAAAAAGATTAGAAAAGAAGAATAAGAGGTAATTCTATGAAAGAAAAGAATTATTTAGGGTTGTGTATGAGATATAGTGAATCCTGTAAACTATGTCCTAGAAATAAAAAGTGTGAGGAAGAATTAGCACTAGAGAAAAGAGGTGTTAGATATGGAAGTAAAAGTGTTAGGAACAAACTACGAAATAATAAGCGTAGAAGAAACAAACGATAATTTAGAAAAATATCCATTATTAAAAGAAAATAGCGGATATACTGATATTACTACTAAGCAAATATATATATTGAAATATAAAACTACTGAGGATACTTTTATTAAATTAGATGTATTGTATAAAAAAACACTAAGACACGAATTAGTTCACGCTTTCTTATATGAGAGCGGATTATTTAATAATACTAATAGTGATTGGGCTAAAAATGAAGAAGTCGTTGATTGGATAGCTATACAATTTGAAAAAATGTTAAAAGTATTTATAGAATTACAATGTATTGATTCTATAGGTGTAGATGTAAATATATTTGATAGACAATCTAACGATCCAATAAATGATCCTATTAATTCTCCTAAAGTAAAAGTAGCTAAAGCTAGCATTAAAGATACTACTGAGATAATAAATGAAATAGGTAAATCAATAAATAAAATACCTATAAACATAAATCTAAATAATTTAGCTAAAGGTGGAATAATTGGAGGTGATGGGTAATGACCTCGTTAAGTAATAATCAAAAGTTATTTTGCCAAGAATATTTAAAATTAGGTATGAATGGAACACAGGCTTATCTAAATGTATATAAGACCTGTAAGAAAGAAGAAACAGCTAGAACTAATGCTAGTAGATTGCTAACAAATGCTAACATAAAAAACTATATTAGTGAACTACAAGACAAAGTAGAAGAAAAAGCTATAGTTAAGATAGAAGATATAGTTAATGAATTATTTACAATAGCTTTTACTGATAGAACTAAGATAAGCAAAAATGTTAGAAATAAGATATTAGAACGAAAAGAAGATGGTACTGAGGTAGAATATTATGAAGATAATGTTATTTTTGCTGAAACTGATGAATTAGATGATAAAACAAAAAAGATAATATCAGGATATAAGAAAACTCAGTCCGGTTTTGCTGTTGAAACATACGACAAAATGAAAGCTCTTGAATTATTAGGTAAGTATTTAGGAATGTTCAAAGATGAAGCTCCTACAATAAATAATAATATAGTTAATCCATACGCCAATTTAAGTGAGGAAGAATTACGAAAATTGGTTGGTGATTAAAAGTGGTAATACCTGAATATGTAAGAGAACAAGCAAGATACGAATTAGCTAGGCGTAGCTTTTGGGAATATTGTAAAATAAAAGCTCCTGACTTTTATATGGAGGGTAGAAAGTATTTAAAAGAGTTTTGTAATGAATTGCAAGACTTTTTATTATCTCCTAAAAAGGTATTAGTGGTTAATATGCCACCTAGACACGGAAAGAGTAGAACTCTTACATTATTTGTTCAATGGTGTTTAGGTAGAGATATACACTATAAGATAATGACCGGTAGTTATAATGAAATACTATCCGGAACTTTTGCTAAAGCTGTAAGGGACGCTATACAAGAAGAGGACGGAATATTTAATAAAATATTTCCTAATGTAAAAGTTAAGTATGGTGAAGCTTCGATGAAAAAATGGGCTTTAGAGGGAAGTGAAGAAGCTAACTATTTAGCAACATCTCCAAAGGGTACAGCTACTGGTTTTGGTTGTAAGTTAATGATAATAGATGACTTAATAAGAGAAGTACAAGAAGCTTATAACGAAGAACTATTAGAAAAGCACCAACGCTGGTTTACTGATACTATGTTATCAAGAACTGAAACAGGCTTTAAGATAATAATAGTTATGACTAGATGGGCTACAAATGACTTAGCTGGATTTGTATTAGATAAATATAAAGATGATTGTATTCACATTAATTATAGAGCTATTCAAGATGATGGATCTATGTTATGTGAAGAAGTATTAAATAGAGCTGACTTTGATTTCAAAACTCAAGAGATGAGTGAAGAAATAGTAGAAGCCAACTATAATCAAAAATGTATTGATGAAAAAGGTCGTCTATACAAGAACTTAAAGACATACGATGTTAGTCCCGGATTTGGAACAATATACGCTTATGTTGATACAGCTGATACTGGAGATGACTTCTTATGTTGTGCTGTATATGGATTACTTAATAAAGAACCATATATTTTAGATGTTTTATTTACTGATGAGGGTATGGAAATAACCGAGGAGGAATGTGCTGATATTCTCTATAGAAACAATGTTAATCTAGCATACATTGAATCCAACAATGGTGGACGAGGTTTTGCTAGAAATGTTAAGAGAATATTAAAAGAAAAATATAAATCAAATAAATGTGTTATTAAACCATTTACTCAAACAGCTAATAAGCAATCAAGAATATTATCATCTAGTTATTGGGTTATGGAACATATACATTTTCCATTTAATTGGAATAAAAGATGGGAAGCGTTTTATAAACACATTACTAGGTATCAAAAGAAAGGTAAAAATGCTCACGATGATGGAGCTGATGTATTAGCTGGTATTTACGATAAGACGGTAGGAGAAAGAGGAGCGTCTTTTGGTAGCACTAAGCCAGCATAAAAGGAGGTATAATATATGCTACAATATAATAAAGAATATATAACTAAAGCTGAAAATATAGCTACAATATTAGAATCAGCTAAGCCTGAATGGAATAAAAGAAAAAAGTTATATAGAATGAAAGTAAGAAAAAATAGTCCATCAGGTTTGGTAGCTGAAAATGATAAAGAAACTAAAGTGGCGTTTGAATTTGCTATATCAAATATGATAAATGGATATGCAGGAGGTAAAGCTCCTATATATCAAGTAGAAGAAATGCCAACGAAAGAAAAACAAGCTATTCTAACTAAATTATTTAATAAATTATTTAATGCCAAAGACAATGATAGAAAAGAATATCAAACATTTATTGATTATATAAGGAATTACAATGATGATTCCTTTTTTTATTATAATTTAATACAAAGTTATAATGATTTGTCGGCTGGCTATGGTATTTGGTATGAAAATGAAGATAATGAAATAGTATATGCAAATGTTGACGCAAGACAAACAATAGCTATTTATGATTATTCTACACCAGTTAAAAAGATAGGTTTATTAAGAACTTGGGAAGAAACTGATGAAAAAGGTGAAAAGTTTGATATGGTTGTAGTCACTACCGAAGATTGTAAATACTATTTTAAAAATAGTAAATTAAAAGGTGATGACTTTAGAGAAGATGAAGAAGCAAGAGAAACGATCAACTGGGGTTGTGTTCCTTGTATAGCAATAGAAAATCCTGATGGATTAGCTTGTTTTGAGTTAGCAAAACCTAGTATTGCTAAATATGAAAGAGTTATGAAGAACTCAGGTAATACTTTCCAATACAATGATGACGCTAAACTGATGGTGACTGGTTATGGACCTAGAGAAGATACTTTAATTGAAAAAAGAGATGATAACGGAGAAATAGAACACGATGAAGAGGGTAATATTATATGGATCCCTAATGAAAAGAGAAAAAAGGAAGATGAATTAGTATTACAAGCTCCTGTATTTTATGCCGGTGAGGGTGGAAGTATTGAATGGGTAGAAAAAAATATCAATGATGGTGCTTTAGAAAACTATAAAAAAACACTTATAGATTTAATATTTATGGTTAGTTGTTGTCCTAATGTTAATGATTTAGGCTTTACTAATGCTGATAATAGCTCAGCACTAGAAAAGAAGTTCTTTCCACTAGAACAATCTATCACTTACTTAGATAAATCAGTTAGAAAAGAATTACTAGCTATGTGGGAAGCCTTTACTACTAGAATTAATCTAAAAAAAGGTACAAAATATGACTTTAGAAACTTAAAAATAAAGCTTCAAAGAAATATGCCTACTGATAAGAAAGCCGAAACTGATAGAGCTTTATCATTAAGAGGATTAGTATGTGATGAAACTGTCATAAACTTATTACCTGATGAGTTAGACGCTTCAAGTGAAATAGAAAAAATGAAAACACAAAGTGAAGAAAATCTTGAAGCAAATATGAAAAAGATTGAATCTTTCGGTAAAGATGGAGATGACGCTCAAGCAGAAGAAAACAATAATCAAGACGCAAAAGAAACAAAAAATGCGTCTAATACTAATCAAGACGCAAGTGTGCAAAGTAGCCAAGAAAAGTAGGTGATATATAATGGATAATAAAACTATCCTGAATAACCGATGGAATTACACTGATTTAAAATTAAAAGATTATCTTAGAATTTATAAAAAAACTAACTTAAAAACTCAAGATAATATACAAGATATATTTAATGGTATTGATTTTAATTATATGGATCTAAATAAGCCTATTTCTAATAACCAAAGGAAAAAATTATCTAGGGTTGTTGATGAATGGAAACGACTTGAATTATTAAAAGGATATTTTGAATATAAAGTTATAGAAATTCTAAATAAGAGATATATTACTAATCAAGAAATGTTAAGTATATTATTGTGGGGTGCTTTTGTAAAAGAAAGAAGTCAGTTAGACGAATATGAGGAAGTCTTATTTACTGAAATAGGACAAGATTTATATAAACAAGGTATTGATGAAATAAAACCTACTAAAAAGAAAAAATGGAGTTTAACTTGGGAATATATATGGTCTATGTTATGTTTACCTAATGTAAAAGGTAGTAGTTGGATAACATATATTGAAGCTTTAGCACTAACTAACGCTCAAGAACTAGAAAGACAAACTATTATCCAATTACAGCAAAATAAAAAGCCTAATATAGAAGATGATGTGTTTAAAAACATCTTAAAAAAGCAACAAAATAGATATATTTCTATAAATGATGATAAAATAAGCGGTGCTTTAGATAGTCAAGTTGTAGAAATAGCCAATAAATCATTATTAAAAGCTGGTGAAGATGTAGGACAAAAGAAATTAAGAGCTAGATTTATTGCTGAAATTGATGATAGAACAACTAAGATGTGTGATGGTATGAATGGTATGTTATTCTATGTTAATGATTGGAATAGATTTTATAGATATAGTGATGATGATAAAAGAGATGTTCTTTATACAATTAAAGGACTAGAAGTTGGGGCTAATTTGCCACCGATTAATAATCATTTTCATTATTGTAGAAGTACAATTACTTATCTTACTGAAATAAAGTATAATGAGCTTATAGCCGAGTATAATCAGTTAAAAAGGATAATACCTAGTGAAGTACCTGAAAGCCTTGAAGAATACGCTAAATTAAGGTATAATAATAGCAATTATTATGAAGAAATAAAACTCAAAGAGGAAATAGGAAAACATTATAAAAAAGACCTAGAAATAGGTGAAAAAAAGAAAACTTTATCATTTAATAGTTATTATGAAAAAGTAAATGATACAAGAGAGTATTTAAGAAATGTTCAAGCCAAAGACTTTGGAACTATTGGCGAAATAAAACTACATACCATTGATAGAATGATAGATAGAAATATCACTAAGGAAGATATAAAAAATATATTAGAAGATCCAACTAATCACTGGTATAGTCCTATAAATAATAGTGAGGTTTTCTTCAAAGATAAAAAAATGGTTGCTATTGATATAGAAGAATTAAGTGTCAAGACAGCATATAAGGGAAGAGGTAAGAAAAATGAATAATCCTAGAAAGATTTTATCTATAAAAGATATAGAATTATTAGAATCAAAAAATATTGATATTCCTGATAAAGAATTGAATGATAGTGAATGGGATAATTTAATAGTTCAAATAGCAATCAATTTGAAACAGGAAGAAGCCGAAAGGTTAATAGATATACTAGATGACAGCACTAAATAAGGTGCTGTTTTTCTATACTACTTTTATAGGTAGTATATCAATAGTAAAGAAATACTTTATTGTTGATATAGTGCTTATAAAATAGCACTAAATAATGATTATTAAGAGGAATGATAGCTACATTCCTTTTTTTAATGCCTTTCTATTGTGGCTCAACAATGGAATTTTGTGTAAATGTAATGAGCTGGGGACTTAAAAAAGTAAATGGCTTGGGACAAAGGAGGAATAAGAATGGACACAAATAATTCAAATGGTGTTGTTGATAACAATGTTCAACAAAACCAAAATGCAGGTGCTAATGTACCTAAAACTTTTGACGAAATGTTGAAAGAATCTAATTATCAAAGTGAATTTGATAGGAAAGTTCAAAAATCTTTAGAAACAGCTAAGGCTAAATGGGAAGCTGAACAAGAAGCTAAACAAAGTGAAGCCGAAAAATTAGCAAAGATGAAAGATGATGAGCGTAGAAATTATGAGCTAGAACAAGCTCGAAAAAAACAGGAAGAAGCTGAATTAAGATTAAGTGCTTATGAATTAAAAGAAGAAGCAATTAAGATGGCTAATATTCCTGAAACTCAGGTAGATGTTTCTTTATTGAATCTTATAGACTTTAGAAGCATTAAGGCTGAACAAGTAGAGCCTACTATTAAAAACATAAAGAAAGTATTTGATAGTGCTGTTGAAAATGAAGTGAATAAGAGATTAAAAGAAACTACTCCTAAGACAGTAAACGCTAATATTTCTTCAAATAGTGAAAGAGTATCAAGATTTAGCGTTTAGTTATTGCCAAAAAAGGAAGAGGAGAGTGATTTAATATGGCAAAACAAAATTCATTAAATATTCAAGACTATTTAAACGATGATGTTATGGATAGTCTAGCTGAAACACTTGACGGAGTTATTGAAAATATCCAATCAGGTTGTGTCAGTGAAGCTTTAAAAGCTAAAAATGGTAGTGGAGATCCTACTACAGGAAGTGTAGAGTATAAGAGATTTGCAAATGCAGTAATCCAAGAAAAAGGAACAGCAAGAGCAAACGGAAAGGGTAATAAAGTAAAAGCTAAACCAGTCACTGTAAATATTGATGATGATAAAGAAATCATTGAAGAATTACAAGAAAAAGACCTTAAATTATATGGTGTTGATGGTATGGCTAAAAAGAGAAGTAAAAACGCTCAAGATGTCATCAAGACTTACTATGATAGAAAGTTCTTTAGAATTGGTCGTGACGCTGGTATCCAAGTTGAAAGAGTTAGTGGAGATACAACTAAGAAAATCGTTGATAGATTAATTAGTACAGCTAAAGTGACTAAAAATGATTTTGTTGATGGTGTAGATGAAGAGTTAATAGCTTTAGTAGTAAATACTAAATATAAAGGTGAATTAAAAGATTATTTAGATAGCCTACCTAACGGAACAACTCCATCAAATGGAGCTATTGGTATGTATCAATCAGTTATCACTTATGAATCTAATCGTATGCCAAGTGATGTTCCAGCTATGGTTATGTTAAAAGAAGCTATAGCATTGCCAAACTATACAAGTGAGTATGGGGCTGAAAAAGTACCATTCGATGACGCTATAGCACTTGAATTATTCGCATACTCAGGTGGAGAAGCTTTAGTACCTGAAATTATCTTATACGATTGTGATTATACTTATACAGAAGCTAAAATTACACAATTTGCTAGTGGTACAACTTATTACACTTATAATAAAGGTGAATATACAGCTGTTCCATCAAGTGCTACATTCGATAGTGAAGAAACATATTACACTAGAGCGTAGTTAAATAAAAAAATAAAGAGAAGAAAGGAATTAAATTATGAGAAAGTTTTTATGTAAAGAATCAGGAGCTGTTTTATTAGTTAATAGTAAGGAAGTTGCTAAGCAATTTGCAAGAAGTGACGCTTACGAAGAATTAAAAGAAGTAGAAGCTCCTAAAGAAAAAGCTATTAAGGATTATACTAAAAAAGAATTAGTAGCTTATCTTAAAACTCTTGATATTGAAGCTAGTGAAGATATGAAAAAAGATGATTTATTAGCTTTAATTCCTGAGGAATAAAATAATTAGAATTGGAGGGTAATAGAATGAAAGAAGAAGCTAAAAGTAAAATGCTAAAAAGGTTAAAAGATGACCTTAGCGTGAACTTTAAAACTGGGGACGATAGTATATTGTCGGATTTTATTGATGATTATATTTCTATTGCCTCCAACAATTCTAATCGTTCAAAAGACGATGAAAAATTATATCCGTATGTTTATAAGGCTGTTAAATCAGCATATCTTTTACGAGGAGATGAGGGTAGTTCTAGTTCTACTGAGGGAAGTTTATCTACATCTTATGAAGATATAGAAGAAAAACTAGCTCAAAAAGTTAGATCTATTAGGGTGATGAAATGAGGATAAAGAACTTATCCAAAATATACATTTACAAACCTGAAAAAAAACTGATAAAGGGTGATTATACTACTGATTGGTATTATAAAGGTGAAGAAATGTTAAATCCACAGCAAGACATAGACGAATTAAACCGCAATAGTGCTGGTGAAATAGACTATGAAATTGTTAAACTTCGTATTGATAGAAAAGTCGATATAGATAAAGGTGATGGAATATCTTTTAGTCCTTTAGAAGTAGATGATGATAAAAAGGTTAAAAATGATAAAAAACCTTATTATTTAGTTGAAAATAAGCCACAAATAGGTAAAACAACACTTTATACTTTAATTACTAATAACGGAGAATAGTTATGATTGATATAAGTTGGAATAAAAATAATCTTAAAAGTTTTGAAAAGAAGATGGAAACTATAATTAAAAAGCTTCCTGAAACAGCTAAATTAGGTGTTGAAGATTCTTTAAAAAATACTCAAGAAAAAGCTTTGAAAAATAAGCGTGGAAATAAAGATGAGAAACTTATTCCTATTGAAATATTGGATTTTGACAAAGGTAAAGTTGTTGGTAGAGTTTATACTAACAAAGATTTATTTTCTCACGCACCATTTTTGGAATATGGTACAGGAACTAAAGCTGAATTACCACACATAGGACAAACTAAGACCTTTATTCAAAGTGGATATAGATATTGGTTCTTGCCTGTAGAAAAGGTAGATAGACAATTTAGTCCTGAAAGAATAATAGTAATAGATGGGAAACAATTCTATTTAATGTTTGCTACTAAACCATATCCATTTATGCGTCCGGCTTCTTTTTCCTCTCGTCAGGAAAATGCTGATTTAGTAAATGAGAGAATAGGAAAAATGTTGATGGAGGTATTAAAGTGAAAGAATTTAAAGTAAGTGAGTTTTACGATATGGTAATAACTATATTAGAAACTATTATGAAACAAGTAGTAGGAGAAAATCCTAATGGAGATAGTAAATTTCCTTGTATAGTAGTACAAGCTCCAATGAGATTAGACGAAGTAAACGGAGAGGAACTACCAATATTATCAAGATTCTCAATTACTTGTGAGGCTTGGACTAAAAAGAAAGCCACCAGTATTGAACTTGCTGATGAAATAGATAGTAAATTAAGAGGATATAATTTTACGAGAACAGGAACACCTATAAACCTTTATGACGAGAACACTAAATGTCATCGTTACGGAGGAAATTATGAGGTGTTTTATAATGCTCTCACAAATAGTTTAGAAAAAGTAAAATAGGTAAAGGAGGAATATATATGACACCTAAAACAGGTACTTTAACTAAAATTTATATAAGTGAAAAGGAATATCCAAGTGAATCCGATTTAACTTTAATTATGTATACTGAGGAAATTCCAGCAATAGAAGATCCAGCAGAAGCTGTGACATATCAAACTACTGATATGGACGGAGAAGAACAAAGTAAAGGTAGTAAAAAAGCAACTACTCCAGCTATCCCAGTTCTTTATAAGAGTGAACAACACGATGAATTAAAGACTAAAGCTGATAGCAATAAAAGTTATTATTTCTTCATTCGTTATCCTGAATCTACTTGTGCTAGTGGAGAAAGTCCTTTAGTTAAATCTTTCTCAGCTCAAATGGATTTAACTGGTGATACTATTACAGCTGGAGATATTATTAAAGATACTTTAACTTTATATAGAAATTCTAGTGTAAAAGAAAGTCACGGATTACCAGTAGCTCCAACTCAATCAGGTAGCTAATAGGTGATAAATAATGGCTAAATTTAAAAATAAGGAAACTGGTCGTGTTTGGGATATTACCAATGCGGAACATCTTAAACACTTCCGTTCTAATCCTAGATTTGAAGAAATAAAAGAAAAAACAAGTAGTAAGGAAACTAAAAAGGTAGAAAAAGCTACTAATAAAAAATAAAAATAAAGGAAAGAGGTTTTATTATGATTTTAAAAGTAAAAGATAAAGAATATTCATTTACAGCAACTATGAAAAAAATAGTTTCTATGAATAAAAAATTAAAGGTTAAAAATTTAAGGGACGCTTTTTTTAAGGCTTTAAACGATGTAGATTTTGAGTTCTTAGCTGACGCTCTTTTAAGCTTTGCTGATGACGAAACAAAGAAAGAATTAAATAACGATTCTAACAAAGTTTATGATATGATGGAAGCTTATGTTAATGAGAATGAAACTGATTATGAAGCTATATATAAATTACTAGCTGAGGAGATAAATGATAAAAGTTTTTTCGGCAAAAAGATGACGGAGGAAGAAATAAAGGCTCAAATGGACAATCCGCTAGCCAGCTTCGACATCAATCAAGTAATTACCAATACAGCGGAAAAAGTAATGGGAGAAGTAGTAGCGGAAGAGTTCAAAGGATACAAAGGCTAGATTATATAGATCTAATATATGATTTAGAACCTTTAGCTTATAGATTTGGAATGAAACCTCACGAGTTTTGGGATTCTATTTATAGAGAAGTAGCTTTGTATGTAGAATCTCGTTCTCTCCAATATGAGCAAGAAATTAAATCACGAATCTTGTTAGCTGAAAATTTGGGTAATAAAATGATAGGCTCAGGTATGACAGCTAAAAATCCTAAAAATGTAAATCTTATTAAAGAAATTTATCCGGATTTATTTAAAGAGGAATTAGCAAGACAAAGTGTATTTGAAAGAAAAGCAAGTGAGGGAGAGGAATTAGTCAATTTAATGTTAGAATTGACGGAAGAGTTGAGGCAAGAAACGAAAGGAAAAGAATAATAAGGAATCACACAAAGGAATGGTGGTGATGACTTATTACAATAGAAGAATTAGAAATAATTATAAGGGCTAATATTACTGACGCTATGAGCGGTATTAAAAAAATAACCGATGAAGTTAAATCGGCTGTAGCTAAGAGTGTTGAGCCTATGAAAAATCTAACTACTCAAGCAAAAGATATGGCTAGTAAAAGTGCTTCTAGCGTATCACAAATGAAAGCTCAAATGAAAGGATATAGTAATTCTATTCAAGAAACAGCTAAACAACAAGAATATTTAAAATCAAAAATAGAAGATTTAAAATATTTGTTATCTCAAGCTGATATGGGGTTTGAAGTTGGTGATACTTTAAAGATTGAAGCTGATATTGAAAAACTTGAAAATAGATTAAAAAAACTACAAAATCAAGGAAGAAACACTGGAGAAGAAATTTCTAGTGCTTTTGATAAAATAAAAGCTAAAATAAAAAGTGCTGGAACACATATAGCTAGTTTAGGAAGTAAATTTAAAGCCACTTTATCAAGTAGCAAAGGCTTAGGTAAAAGTTTTACTTCAACATTTAATAATGGAATAAAATCCATAAAAAGATTTGCTATGGGATTACTAAGCGTTAGAACAGCGGTTAGTATGGTTAGTAAAGCTATGCAATCATATTTAAGTTATGATACACAATTAAGCAATTCTATTCAAAATTGTTGGAATGTTCTAGGAAGTCTATTAGCACCAATATTAGAGTTTGTTATTAGTTTATTTTCAAAAGCTGTAAGCTATGTAAATGCTTTTGTTGAAGCTCTTACAGGAATAAATCTTGTTGCAAGAGCTAATAAAAAAGCCTTGGATAGTCAAGCTAAATCAACTAAAAAATTAAGTGATACTCAATCTAGTTTAGATGAGTTCCATACTGTCAGCACCGATACTGGATCAGGTAATGACAACAAGCCTATAACTGTAGAGCCTGTAGATATGGATAAACTTGATTTTCTTTTTGATTGGATTGATAAAGCTAAAAAATTATTAGCTACTTTATTTGATCCAATAAAAGAAGCTTGGGATAACAAAGGTAAAGCTTTTATAGATAGTTTAAAAAATGCTTTTGAGGGTATAAAAAGTCTAGGAATAGCTGTATTTAGTTCTATATTTGAAGTATGGACTAATGGTACAGGACAAAAAATAGTCGAAAATATCTTAGAAATGTGGACTAATGTATTCAATATTGTTGGAGCTTTATCTCAGGCTCTAGCTAATGCTTGGAATAACGCTGGAAATGGAACAGCAATAATTCAAGCTATAGCTGATATATTTATAGGCATACAAGATATTGTTAAGAGTATAGCTAATTCTTTATTGAATTGGGTTATGAGTGATAATTTCCAAAGTGCTTTAAATGTAGTATTAGGTATTTTAGCTGATTTATTTGGATATGCTCAAGAAATTATGGCTTGGGTAGTGACAATGTATGAAACTTATTTAGCTCCAGTAGTTGATAAAGTTTTAGATTGTATATCAAGAATAATTATAGCTATTGGCTCAGTGTGGGAGTTCTTGAAACCAATAATAGATACAATTATTGATGTAATTATGAATGTACTAGAACCTGTTATTGATGGTTTGTGTGGAATAATAGGTGGTATCATTGACGCACTAAGTGGCGTAATGGACTTTATTACAGGAGTATTTACTGGTGATTGGAGTAAAGCTTGGGAGGGCTTAAAAACTTTCTTAGGTGGAATAATAGACGCTGTAGCTTCTTTATTCACTGGTTTATTTAATACTATAAGAGCAATATTTAAAGGTGCTTGGGATATTATAGTGTCTATATGGTCAGTAGTAAGCACTTGGTTTAATAATGCTGTTATTAAGCCTTTAGCTAATCTATTTAATGGTATATGGAATACTATGAAGAATGGAGCTCAAAACGCTTGGAATGGTATTAAAAATATCTTCTCATCAGTGGCAACATTCTTTAAAAACATATTTAGTAATGCTTGGAATGGTGTAAAAAATATATTCTCTAGTGGTGGAAGAATCTTTAGTGGTATTAAAGATGGTATATTCAATGCGTTTAGGTCAGTAGTTAATACTTTAATAGCTGGTATAAACAAAGTTGTTTCTATACCATTTAATGCAATAAATGGAGCTTTAAAGACTGTCAGGGATATATCATTCTTAGGAATAGAACCATTTAAAGGATTGATAAAACTTGTAAATGTTCCACAAATACCTAGCCTAGAAACCGGAGGCGTACTAGATAAAGAAACTATAGTAAGGGTTGCTGAATATTCTAATGCAAGATCCAATCCGGAAATTGTATCTCCAAGAGATATGATGAAAGAAACTATGAAAGAAGCTCTTGAAGAATCTAATATGAATAATACTTCTCAAAAGGTAGATGTAAATATTACTGGAAAATTAACCGCTGATGGTGATGATTTAGTATATGTTTATGATAAAAATAAGAAAGACAAAGGTTATGATGGTGGAAAAAATCCATCATTTGCTTATTAAGGAGGGATAACTAATGATAAAAAAAGGTAAAAATCCATTGTTTTTATTTAATGGTGAAGCTCTTCCTAGTAATCCTCAAGTAGGATATTTAGAAGAAAATGAGCAATTAGTAAAAGGTACTCGTAATACTAGAGGACAAACAATAGCTCAACCTATAAATAGGAGAATAAATAAGTTTAATAACATAGTCTTTCCTATTTTAACTTTAGAAGATTATAATTGGTTGAAAAAGAAAGTAGCTAATTTTGAAGTTCTTTTAACTTATTATGATAGTGATGAACTTGATGTTGTTATTCGTAGGTTTTACTTTGGAAATTTGAGTGGTGAACCTAGTAAATGGGAAAACTATCAGTCAGTACAAAAACCTATTGAATATAAAAATGTTAAAGTAAACATTATTGATATGGGGTATTAGATTATGGCAAGTAAAAATATGATTGAACAACTTAAAAAACCTAAGAGAAATCTTGGGTTTTTGAAAGTTAAATTTAATATAGTGGATCCGGAAACTAATCCGGACTTATCAAGTAATAGTGAAGAGATATTTAGTGACTTAGATAATATCAAAGAAACAACAATACCTCAATCTAAAAATTATGCTACACTTGAAAAAAACTTTTGGCTTCTTAATGATAGTCAGCCAATATATGGTAGTGAAGAACTTGAACAAACTTATGTGAGTTCTTATATGAGTGATAAAAATTGTTTGTTTAGTGATAAAGCTTGTATAACTCTTACATCAAGCGTTTACTTAACTACTTTAGGACTTACAATGGTTTTTGATAGTATTGATAAAAACTATGCAAAAAAACTAAAGGTAAAAGCATATAGAGATAGCACTATGATTATGGATAAAGATTATACTTTGAGTAGTTATAGTGATAGATTAATTTTTGCTGATAATGAAGAGTTAGTTAGATGGAATAAAATTGAAATATATTTTATAGAATCTAGTTTACCTTATAGGAGAATAAGAGTAAATCAATTACTATTTGGTATTATGGAAACATATACCGATGAGAACTTAATTAGTGCTGAAAGTAAAGAAAAAACAACAATGATAAACTCGGAGCTTCCTACTCATACATTTAAGTTTACTATTGATAATATGAATAAATTGTTTAATCCTGATAATCCACAAGGCTGGTATAGATATATATTACAGCAACAACCTATTTCTTATGAATGGGGCTATCAATTAGACGATGGAACTATTGAATGGATATTAGGTGGAAAAATGCTTCTTACTGGTTCGGTTGAGGTTGGAGAAAATCAAGTATCATTTAGTACGACTTCACTTATCAATTATCTTACTAAAGTATATAAAAAAGGAGTGTATAATTCTAGTGGTAGAAGTTTGTATGATTTGGCGGTAGATGTATTAGAAGATAGTAATATAGATAGTAGCCAATATAATTTATGGAGTGGCTTAAAGTCGATTAAGACTGACGCACCTTTACCTAAATTAGAAGCTAGACAATTACTTCAAATAATAGCAACTACTGGAAATTGTATTTTATTTACTAATAGAGAGAATGTTATAAATATTCAACCTTTTAACTATGTATTAAATCCTGATGGAATGAGTTATGATTTTATTACTAGCAATCCTGTAGTTAAAGTACAAAGTGAGCTACATAATACTATCATATATATAAATCATTATTCTAAGGAAGATAATGTAAGTGAATTGTTTAAAAATGAATCTTTAGAGATAACAGGAACAAAGACTATTGAAATAGAATATGACTTAGCAACTGACATATCAGCTACTATAACAGGCGGAACTATTGTTAGTGCTAATTATTATGGTAGATATGCAATGTTAAAAATTACTAATACTGGTGAAGATACAATATCTTTAAAAGTATCAGGTAAGAAAATAAATAATAGTCAAACAATAGATTCAAAACAATTTAATGATGATGGTGAGAATATTGAATATAAAAACGATTTGATTACTCAAATGGTTGAAAGCTCAAAAGAAACTAAATTAAAAGACTTTATAGGAAACTGGTACAACAATAGAAATATTTACTCTTTTGAAAATAGAGGAGATATTGTAAAAGATACTAGAGAGATTATTCCTATAGAAACTGACTTTAGTAATAGTTTAATTGGTTATTTAGTAGAAAACAATATAAACTATGATGGAGCTTGGTCTGGTAATAGTGTAGTAGTAAAAGTAGGTGATAACTAATGGCGTGGATAGATCCTATATATGATAGAACACAAGCTGATGTTGATTTAATAAAATTAGATCCAACTAATAGCAATAATAAAGGTGCTTATAATTATACTGACTTAAATAGAATAGAAAGTAATTGTGAATATATAATGAATCTACTAAATAATAGTGATTTATTTTATTATCCAATCAATATAGAAGTAAAAACTGATTGGAATGTTAAAGACATACCTCACATTAAAGATATAAATAGAATAAGACAAAATATTCTAACTTTAAAAAATGGTATGAATCTAGGTGAAGAATATAAAGAAATAGAATTTAGTAAAACAATGGATTATATTAAAGCTAATATTCTTGAAAAAGATTTAACTTTAATAAAAGGTATTATTGATTCTTGTATGAGAGAATTAAGAAAGTGTAATACTTTCTATTGTGGAGCTAATGGTATTGGTTTGTATGCTAAGCCTGATAATCAAGAGCCTGTCGGCTTTGTAAAAATAAAACAATATGCAGGTTTGATATATTGTGGAGAGGAGTTTAGTTTATGAAACAATATAATAAAACGAATTGGAAAGATAGAATAGTTCAATTTCCTAATAGATATAAAGACCAAGATAACAATATTATAACTTTAACTCAAGATCCGGGTGAGGTTGCTCAAGATGGAACTCTTGTAGAAGCTGAGAAGATGAATAATATTGAAAATGGAATTGAAGAATCATTTAAAAATAGAGATTTTGGATATTCTACTACTTTACTCGTGGCTAACTGGACTAAAAACACTAGTACAGGATACTACGAATATGATATAATAAATGAGGACATTACAGCTCAAACTATTGTTGATGGAATGTTGGATATTGAAAATCAAGCTAAACTAAATATTGCTTATACTTTATCTTATACAGGTGGATTTAAAGTAATAACTACTGAATTACCTAATGAAGATATAGATATAACTTTCAAATATTCATTGTTGAATAGTGATGATGAAAATTTAGTAGCAAGAGGAACAATAAATGTTAGTGCTATTGATACTAAAAATATAAATAAAATATATGGTATTAAAAGGTCATTAACTACATCGTCATCAGCTTGGGAGAGAATAAAAGACGCTGTGGGACTTGTAGCTAACGCTCAAGTAGGAACAACGCCTGTAAGAAATGATTTTGATGAAATTTATCCGTGGAGTGATATAATTTCGTACAATTATGATATAACAGCTAAGCAAATAACCGCCTATTATGGTGATCCAACCTTTAAATTTGATGGTTCAAATGGTGATGTATTTACTAAGATACCTGAATTTTATTGGAAAAGATATAGAGATGAAAATTATGAATATATTTTAATCTCAAAAAATAAATTAGCTGGTTATATTAAAAGTGAAGAGTTTTCGGTTGGTAGATATACTATGTCAGGTAGTGAATCAAGAGTTTATAGTAGAAGTGGATACGCACCATTCACAAATAAAACTATTACAAACTTTAGAAGTTATGCAAGAAGTTTAGGAGCTGGATTCGGTCAAATGGACTGGCACTATTTTATCTTACAAATGCTTTACTTAGTAGAATATGCTGACTATAATAGTCAATCTAAACTTGGTTTAGGTTATACTAATGGCTCTCATACAGCACCAATAAATAGTGGTGGTTGTGATGTACTGGGTATGAAGTCAGGAAGCAAAGACGGAACTGATAATACTTCTATGATTTATAGAGGTATTGAAGATATATTCGGTAATATATGGCAATTTGTTGATGGAATTAATATTAAAGATAGAAAAGCTTATATTTGCTATGATTCCAATAAATATGCTGTAGATACATTTAGTGGTAGTTATAAAGCTTTAGGTTATACTAATGCAACCGCTAACGGATATGCTTCTAAGCTAGGATATGATTCCGCTAATCCTATGGTAGCGTTAGCTACTGAATCAACTGGAAGTAGTGATACTAATATGTGTGATTATTATTACCAAGCTGAGGGAGATAGAATTGCTCTTGTCGGCGGTCATTGGGGCGACGCTTCCGGGGCTGGCTTGTGGTGTTGGTATTTCCATAATGCTTCCTCTAATGTGTGGACTACCAT